CCCGCCGCGTTTGTCGTAGTATCGGCACGGGGCCGACCATTTTGTTGACGTCAACAAAACATCGTCAACAAAAAGCTATGCTATGCAGTTGTCAGCAGCCGCAACCGGCAAACTGGTTGCAGCAATAGGGGTTCTGCACCGTGTAGGCCGGAATGGGAGAGGGACGCAGCTGCGAGACCAGATAGCTGTTCTGCGCCGCCTGACTTGCCGCCAGCTTCAAGCCCTGGTTCTCGGCCTGAAGGTCAGAGAGCTTGCTCTGCGTCAGGAAGTCGAGGATTGCGCGGCTGTTGCTGTTGGCGTTGTCGATGATGTCGCGCGTGGCGTTCTGCACGGTGTTGCGCGTGTCGCACGCCTGCGCCGCCATGTCGTAGCGCACCTGCGCGATAGCCGCACGATTCTCGCAGCAGCAATTTGCGGCCTGCATCTGCATGGCGTTGAGCTGCTGCATCAGCGCCGCCTGCTGGTTGCTGCGGGAAAGCTCGGCCTGTGCAAAGCCGTTTGCCATCGCCATGTTGGTGCCGTTGACAAGCTGCGCCTGCTGATAGAAGCCGTCGCAAAGGCCCTGATTTACACTGTCGATCTTGCGCTCGACATTGGCAAAATCAGAGGTCAGCACATAGCCGTCGACCACGCCGCCGGAATTGCCAGCGTTGTTGCCCCAGCCGTTGCCGCCCCAGCCGCAGAACGCGAACAGGAACAGAACGATAAGCCACCACGCGCCGTCACCGCCAAACCCAAAGCCTCCGCTATTGGTAGGCTGCACCGGCATAGTCAGCATGGGGGCGCCGCCATCGGAAAGAGACATAAAATCACTCCTTAAAAAAATTTATCAAATCGTGGCCACGATAAGATTCCTGTAAATAAGCAAACTCTTTGCTAATTTGTTTGCTTACTGCATCAGACTTTGAAACTGCTTTGCCATCTGTTGCAGCTGGTTCAACTGCTGCTGGTTGAGTTTACCGCTCTGCAAAAGCTTTTCGACCTCCGCTTTGGGGTCGCCATGAAAATTTGCCTTGAATTGCTGGAACTGCTGCATCATCTGCATAAAGCCGTTGCCGCCGCCGAGCGCGCCAAAAAAGGGATTACTCATCGTCCTCGCCCTCCTCGACCTTGCGTTTTTTCTTGCCCTTTATTTCGCCAACAAGCGCCGCCAGACGGTCGAACTCCTCGCGGGTGACAAATCCCACGCCCTTTTCCTGCGGCGCTGTACGGGGCGTTTCTGCGCGCTCTACGAGGTCGTAAATCTTGAGCGTCGGCTTGCCGCTTGCGTCTGCTTGCTTGAGGTACACGGTCGGCGCGGTAGAATCCCACAGCGCCACAGCGGAGTTGGGCGCGATGAGATAGCCTCTCGCCTCCTGCTCGCCACTTACCCACTGCACGCCGCCATGTGCAATGGGGTTCTGTTGCACTGGCTGCGACATAGGCTGCTGCATGGGCTGCATCTGCCGCATCTGCATGAGGTTGTCCGGCATCGGTTGTGGATAGTATGGGCTGAAATAGGGATATGCCATGTTCATTCCTCCGTTCCTTTTACCCAGTAATAAAGTGGGATTTCGTTCTCGCTGTTCCAGCTGTCATAGATCGTCCCGTCCTGAACGCACACTACATGGCCGGAGAGGGCGAGAATATACGTCCCGCACGGGTGCTCATCGGCAAACTTACCGACCGTGTAGCAGTCCGGGCAAGTGTCTGGTATGATGTATCTTCGGTAGCCTAAAGATCGCAGATACGCGCCCCAACAGGCGTTTGCATTGGGGAGATCGCCGTCTAAGTACCCCTGTATACACAGTGCTAAATAGACTTCGCCCCAGTCCTTCCCCGTTGCCTTGCAGATCGCGCGCACGGTGCAGTCGCTGACGTTGCGCCCGTTTGGATTCGGGTTGAAGTAGCTATACATTGAACATCTCTGCGAAATAGACGTAAGTGCGCAGCTCGTCAGGATCGGGAAACAGCGTCAAAATGTCCATCGCCATCTGCTCGGTAAAGCCCAAAGCTAAAAGTCGGTCGTACATCGCGTGCACCTCCTTTTGTTGCCTCAATCATACCGTGGATCGCGCCCCGCAAATGGTCATTATTTGGTCAAAAAATATTTTAAAAAGCTTTTGACATACCACGCAATGCGTGGTATTATAATCACGTAAACAAAAGAGGGCAACAGCCCAGGAGGATATAAAAATGAAGCTTACCGATGGAAAGAAGACCGTGGAGATCAAGATCCAGCGTTGGAACGGTTCCGGCTATGACCCCGATTGGAGCGCCGATTACTTCACCGCAGGTTCCCTTCCGTACGACGAAGAGACTGACACCTACACCGTCGAAGACGTGGATTACTGCATCGAGACCGCGAACAAAGCGAACGAAGACGGCGCTTGCGGCAAGTACGACGAAAACGGCGATCTCGTCCGCGACGAAGACATGTTTGTTTTTGTCGAGGAGCTGAATTAAAGGAGGAGTTTACCATGACCGACAAGCAGTTTTGCAGCATCTTTTCAGACGCGCTCTCAAATGAGGACGCGTCCCGAGAATCCTTTATTTCCGACTGGACTCTTAGTTCCATTTGGGATGACGACGATAATCAAGATATTCCGGAGGAACGTATTGCCGAGATCGGTGGTATTTGGGATGTTGCTCACCTGACGATCTGCGATATCCGCCAGTATACAGGTCTGTCTCAGGCGAAATTTGCAACTCGCTTTTGCATCCCTCGCAGGTCTATCGAGGATTGGGAGTCTGGCGCAAGGCACTGCCCCGACTATCTGCGGTTGTTGCTCGCACAGGCCGTTGGTTTGTACAATAAGCCTGCTGTATGATGCAAAACTCCAACAAGGAACAAAAGAGAGCACCGATTAACCTCGGTGCTCTCTTTGTCCGTCTGCCATTTTTTGGTATGCCCGCCTGCGGCAGCGGTTGACCGCCTCCGGCGACAGGTGCAGCGCCTCGCACACTTGTGCGTAGCTCTTGCGCCGCACGTCGCACTCGATGAGGCACGCCGCCTCGTCCGCTGGCAGCTCAAACGATAAGATATACGCCACGGCCCGCTTGGGAGCCATAGAGGATAGTTGCGCGCGGATCGCTCGGTGCTGCTTGTCCATGCTGTGCGCCGGGGCTTGCAGAGCGCTCACGCGAGGGGAGACGTTGCAGGTCTCCCGCCCGTTTCCCTTTCCGTGCCCGATTCGGGCACAATTATTTCATCATTGCCAGTTTGCGAATAAGGTCACTGCCATACTTGTACGCCGCGAGGTAGTCCATCGTCTTGTCTTCCAGCCCCGCGCGCTTTTTGAGCACCTCGCGGTAACTCGCCTCATACTTCGGGCGGTATGCGCCCAGCACGAGCGACAGCTTGCGCTTGCGGCGATACACCCCGTCGCCGTTGCTCTGGCTGCCGGTGTTGCCGTTGGAGGTATTGCCCTCGATGGCGATCACGTACTGCCCACTCACGCTCTCGCAGATGCCGCAATGGTCGGTCTTGACCTTCGTGTTGGGGAAGTCATAGATGAGCACGTCGCCCGGCTGATAACCGGACGTGACCCACTGCCCGTGAGCCTTGGCGTAGTTCATCAGCTCGCCGCAGCTTGCGGTCTTCCCGCCGCCGTAAAAGAGCCGCTTATCCACCTGCTGGAAGCACCACCACACGAACTGCATACACCAGTACACGCCGTCCATGCCGTAGGCTTTGCCGTACTTCTGTCGGTTGCCCGGCTGCTCCACCGTGCCGATCTCTTTTTTAGCGACGGTAAGAATGTCTTCTGCTCTCGCCATGCCTCACGCCCCCTTGTCGATGGCGTCCTGTGCCTTCTGCGACTGCGTGCCGAAGTAGAACGCGATGATGACCGCATAGATCGTCATGAAGTCCTGCGAGATGTTGCCCGTCACCGCCATGTACGCGAAAACGCCCGTCAGCACCAGCGTCACGATGCTCTTGACGCTCATGAGGTTTGCGATACGCTTGATGATTCTTTCATTCATGTTATTCGTCCTTTCCCTTGATTTTGATTCTCGCCAGCAGTGCCAGTTCTGCCGTCCATGCCGCGAACCACGCGACGGTCAGACTGTCCGGCACTACCTTGTCATGCGCGGTCAATACGAGCACCGCAATGCAGTACCAGCAGAGGTTGAGCACTGCCGCAATGACGTACTTGTCCCGCTTTCTCAGCTTCTTCATAATGCAACCCCCGACAGCAGCCACGCGATAAACGCGCCCGCCAGCGCCGCGAGAGCCTTGTCGACCAGACTGTCCCAGCGTTTCCCCGCCTTGCCCGTGATGGCTTTCACGTCCTCTTTGATCTCCTTGACATCGCCCTCGACGGTCTCCTGCTTGGTCGCCAGCACCTCGACCGAAGTCGCCAGCCTGTCAAGTGCCGTTTGATGCTCCTGAAGCTCGTTGATTCGATGCGTATTGCTCTTGCACCGACTTTCGATCAGCGCGATCTCTGCGTCATCGTAGTGCTTTGCATTATCCATATCCCGCTCCCTTTCTGCGGCCTTAGACCGCCGTGAAATACTGTCCCACGAGCTCGTGCGGCAGATACTGTAGGACGATCTTCCCGCCCGCGGCCTCTCCCATGCGCTCGCACAGGTACAGCTTAGTATCCTCAGGGTCTTTGTAGTAAAGACCGTAAGTGTACTCCATACCACGAGCAGCCGGAATCGGGTCATCTTGGGTACCAGCATGCTCGAGGTCAATGATAGTCCACATTGCAGGAGTGCTGTGCGGAGGCCAGTCGGCCTGAGTAGTGTGACCGTGACCATCGTTGACGCGATATACGTGCAAAACGCCGTCATTGTCAGTGTCACTCATGCGGTCCCCCGAGGCAACCACCTCACCGATGTGGTCTGCCCACCGCGCAACCAACTCAGGAGACTTCGCTGCCTCTGCATCCGTAAAGGACTTTGCAGCCTGTTCAATCATCGGGCGCAGTGCCACGGCTCGTCGCGGGGTGATAGTCTGACCGACCAGCGCCGTTACGGTCGCCTCTGAAAGCTCGGATTCCGTGGGCTTGCCCATCTTAATGCTGGCGGTGCCGTCGCGGTGGTCAGTTATGTCGCCAGCGATGCTGTAGGCGCTGTTGTCGTACTCGTTGACGACCTCTTTGGTCTCGCCCGTGGGCTTGCCCTGCTCGTCCAGCACGTCCACCGTGTCGCGCTGGATGATGCTCCACGGGGTATTGTCGGGCAACAGTGCCGCTACGGCGTCGTAGGACATGGTCAGATAGATGGTTTTGGTATCACGGCCGTTCCAGTTGCGGTCAACAAGGTTGCCGTTGACCGTAGCGGGATATTCCGTGTTGTTGACTTTTACGTAGATACTCATGTGCTGCTCCTTTCTTATTGCGGCGTGGCGTTGGCTTGCAGCCACGTCAAGAGATCACCGGTGGGTAATTCATCAAAAGTGATGGTGCGGTATACCTCCCCCCGCCAGCCGTTTCGGTAAGCGAGTTCCCTGGTCTCGTTAATCTTTCTATAGTAGATTAAAGTTCTTACACCGTAAGTGTCGTCGTAGCCTCGGATAAGATGGTCGTAGGTAAAGCCATAATAGCCAGACACAAAGCTGACAGCAATCCCGCTACTATACCCCCAGAATTTGTCTGGCTGCGACGTTATATCAATGGTTTCGTTGAAGTACCACGTCAAGCTCACATCCGGCTCAAAGTTGATGTCATACCCCGTCCCGTTGATGAGCGTCCTGCCTTTCTTGATGTTGTACACCGTGCCGTTGACGAGGCACTTCCCGCCCTTAACGTCGTAAGCAGTGCCGTTGACGAGCGTTTTTGGTAATGTAGGGGTTTTACTTTTCGTCGTAAAGCTTCCGGATTTATCGTACTGCGATCCTGCTGTCACCCAACCCCCGGACGTATTTTTGTAGTAGAGTGACGCGCTCCAGTTGTACGTTGTCCCCGGCGTCAGCCCCGTGATGTCGAGAGAAAAAGTGTTTTCGCCTCCGCTTGTCTCCGGCGATAACGCAGAAAATGTCCCGACGCCGCTGACGGCAACGTCCATGCGCCGCTGACCTTTATAGCTGCTTGACCCTCCGGAAAACTTTCCGACTGCGTGGGCGATAGTCCCGTTGCTAGAATCCGGCGTTATCTCTACAGTAAATGTAGCCATTTCCGCCTCCTTAGCCGTACACCCAGTTGATCGCGTAGTCCTCGGTGGGCGTGGTCTCCGTGCTCACGAGTGTCTGCTTGACAATGTTGCCGGATGCGATATAGTCGCTTCCGCGCGTCGCCGCCACCAGCCCGCCCGAGCCATCTCCCTTGAGGATGTTGGTCGTAGATGGAACTGTCGGTACACTCACCGTGACCGCGCCCGTCTTACCATTGACCGACGTGACCGGCGCGCTCTGCAAAGCGCTGTCAGCCTTGCCCAAACTCGTCTGCACGTCGCTTGCAAGGTCGGATTTGGCGACCGTGGACTTAAAAGCCAGACTGCCGAGGTCGCTGAACCACTTTGCAATTTTGCCGAACAGCACGGAGAGCTTTTCGCCCGTCGCAACGTTTGCGCGGGTGGTTGCCGCCGTGAACGCCGCCGTGACGTTACTGCCGTTGCCGGTCTTGTCCAGCTTATTGGTGAGAGCCGAATACACGCCGCCAGACTGCACGGGGTTCGTGCTGCCCTGCGTAGGCGTTGCGTCGGTAGTTACCTTGACGTCCTTGATAGCATTATCAATGTATGCAAAGATGTCCTGGTGCTTGTTTTGAGGGTCATACACTGAGGCCAGCATGTCACCCGTACCAGCACCAGAAGCGCCACGGCAATAGCCTGCGTCATAGCTCGTGCCGTTCGACAGCGTCACGATAAGGTGATAGTCGCTCTGCCGGATGGTGATGCCAGTAATCGTGGGAGCATCTGCGCCGGGATTGCCCTGTGGACCAATTTCACCCTGAATACCCTGCTTACCCTGTTCACCCTGAATACCCTGCTTACCCTGTTCACCCTTGTCGCCTTTTTCGAGCACAAGGTTAAGCACCTGATTCGGAGCTTCGCCGGTAATGGTCGCGCTCGCCACCTTCCCGGACGTGACCGAGCCGATGGTCAGCACGTTTGCGGGGCCGGTCGCGCCAGTCGCGCCGGTGTCGCCCTTGCTGCCCTGCGGGATGCCAAGCGCCAGCGTACCAGTCGACTTATCGTAGGTCGCCGTTGCCAAACTTCCTGCGGGCAGTGTTGTCACCGTGACCGATACAACGCTCAGCGTGACGAAGTCCAGCAGCGTTGCGCCTTTGAGCTTTTTCGCTGTGCCGCCCTGCTCAAGCACAAAAAGGTCGTCGCCTGTGATTTGTGTTGCTTGGGTGAGGTCAGAAATCGCTTTATCAACAATTGCTTTATCAGCCATCAGTTACCTCGCTTTTCTTCTCGAGCTTCGTCTTGCCCTCTTTGGCGGGCGGCTCTGCGGGGACGTGCGCCGCCTGCTGGTCAAGCCGCTCAAGGATCGCATATGCCTGCCTCAGCTCTCCCTTGACCTTTGCCATCTTCTCCGCGTCGTTCGCGGAGATCATCACCAAAGACAGCGTATTAAATGCGCTGTCAAGGATCTGCATTGCCTGCTTTGTCATAGTGCCTCCTTATCCAGACTCCCACCAAGAGTCGGTGTAGATTTCTGCGTTGTAGGGTCTCCACGTGTCCGTGTAGATGTACGGCGTATACGCTCGCCACATATCCGTGTAGATGTACACCGCGCCGCCCGTAGTGCCGCCGCCATCTGTGGTAAACGATCCGCTGTCGGAATAGCTGGTCTCCACCCATTGATTGAGGTTGGTGTCCCAATAGCAGAGCACTGCCTCCCAATCGTAGGTTTTGCCGGGGGTAAGTCCGTCGAACGAATCCGTAAACGTGTTGTTCGCGCCGGAATCCTCGTTCGAGGTCAAGTAATACCCGTAGCCCAGAATGCCGGTCACGTAGATCGCACGCGCTCGATTATGGTAGCTGTCTCCGTAAAACGTGCCGTTGAGGTCAGCTGTCGTTGACCCCGTCGCCGTAACACTAACACTAAAACTTGCCATGCGTCACCTCACTGACGAAGGAAAAACAGTTTCCCCCAGTTACCGGCCGGTAAGATATTTCCGTACATCTGGCTACCGATATACAGCTCGCCGCCGCCGAGCGACACAATGTTGTTGGACAGCGTGATAAATCCACCGTAGGGACCGCTGGCTTTTAGGTATACGTTCGTCGCCGATTCCAGCTTGATACCGCCATAGAGGGTTTTGATGCCGATACCGTAGTCAACGTTCGTCTCGACGAGCGAAAGTTCGCCCACTTTGGTATTGCTGTTTGCCAGGAGTTCCACCGTCTGGCCGCGCAGCTTCTGCGCTGTGATAGAAGTGCTGTCAATGTACGTTGCGATCGCACTATTGACCTCGTTTGCGTTCAGGCCCGCGTTGTTGTCGACGTAGGTCTTCGTAGCATAATTCGAGCCGTCCTTGAGATCGCCGACGCGGATGCTGCCGGTCTGGATTTGGTCGGCTGTCAGCGTACCCTTGATATTCGCCGCATCGACGTACAGATTATCCGTCTTGATGCTGCTGCCGTTGATCTTGGTCGTGCCGCTCGCGTCCGTCACCGTCAGGCCGTCCAGCGTGGTTTTGACCTCAGTGTACTTGCCGTCGATGCCCTCGACCTTGAGCATGATCTCCTCGCTGGTCTTGGTGATAGTCGAGCGTGTTTCGGCAATCTTGCGGTTAAATTCCTGCATGATGTACCCATCGGACGGATATTCGTCTTCCATCTCCGCTTCTCCGGGGGAAGAAATGCCTGCATATCCGCGGCCATCATCAGAGAGTTTAGACAGCGGCGAATAAATGCCACCAACGGTCACGCCGTCGCCCAGCTCTGCCGCCGGATCGATGTTCGCCGCGCCTGCTTCGTACGCCTGATACTGGTAGCCTTTCATGGCTTGCAGTAAAGCGTTTACCATTGGCTGCGTAGCGTGTGGGCAACTTGCAATGACTTCCATTCCGGTGTCATCGCCCGCCGTCAAGCTATTTTCATCGTCCACAAGCAGCGTCACGCGGGAAATAGGCTTGTACTTGCCCTTGTCGGAAAAACTTGTAACGTCTCTGCCGACATAATACTTTTCAGACAAGGATTCTCACCCCTCCAAATGTGATAGCGTTGCCCGCTTCTGTAATGAGATAGTTTGTCTCGGTAGGCATGGACAATAACGGAATAAGCAACAGTTTCCCTGCATCGGTGATAATCCAGTTCCCCCCGTGCGCCGCTGCGATAAAGCACAACTCGTTGCGGATGGTGTAATCATTTGCGGGATAGTCGATGGTGTACGAGCTATTGAGCACTGTGCGGCTGTCCAGCTCCACGCCCATCAACTGGCAAAAGATATTTACAGCGTCAGGCATAGTCATCGGAAAGTTAAGCGACTGGTCTGGCTCCCACACAACGTCAGCCTTTCTCATAGCGTCGTATGCTTCGAGTTCCCAATAATCACCATCGCAGGAACGGCGGTTAGTAAAAAACACGCCTTTGGGAATCCAGTCTGTCGCCTGACTGCCATTAACAAGCCTGAGATAACGCTTGATCGTCGCGGCGCGTGGTACGTTATCCGCATACAATGCCAGTTTTAATGTTGCGCAGCAGGCGTTCCCGATGCCGAATTCTTCAAACAACTGCGATTCGACAGAATGAGACACTTCCGCGTCTTTGCCATATTCCGTGCCAGCAACGTCAAATTTGTATTCCCGTTCAGTTCCCGGCTTGTGAAGCAGCTCGCGCCACAGCGTACTTGTCGTCTGCCCCATATCACACCTCGATTAAATTAAACGCCGCGCCGCCCCACACCTCATTGTCGTCCGCCGCTTCTTCGAGCGTGCATTCCATCGACGAGCAATAAAACGTGCTGGTTCGAACTCCATGCAAGTCAAGATACTTGGCCGTGAACGTTGTCTCATTAAGGTCATCATCAAGCTTTGCCAGCTTATCGCGAGGCATAGAGCGCGTTGTATAGTTCAGCTTCCGCTTGCTGGTAATCTTGTCGCGGCGCATTTTCCCGTCTTTTGTGCGGGTGGTCTTATCGCTGTCGAGGTCGTTGCGGCTCCACCCATAACCCTTTGTGGCGATAAAATCGGAGTAGTCCGTGCCGTTGATAATAAGGACTTCCATGTTACCCCTCCTTAGTACAGCAGCACGGGCTTACCCGCCGCGCGCGTCATGTTGTTGATATTCTTCACGGTGCTGCGTGCAATCTCCTTGCCGTCAAGCTGGATAACGACCGTAGTTGCACCGCCGCTGGATTCCGCCATAGCCTGCTTAAATGCTTCGACCATCGTTGCAAGTGGCGTTTCGATGTTCGTCCCGCTCTTCTGGTCGCCCAGCACAGCAAGAAATTCCTTGTTAGGGGGGATAACTGCTCCACGAGCCAATGCAGGAGCGGAGATACGGCTAATCGATGGAGCGCGAGAAGGTCTGCCAAAGCCCCCGCTTCTGGTTCCAAATCCCCCGCTGCGGCCAGAATTCGATCTTGCAATAGAATTCTGTGCTTCAACAAATTTTTTCCCGAACCAGTTAACGGCATTAGCCACCCACGTTTTTACAGTTTCCCATGCGGATTTTACGCCCGAAAGGAACCCGTTAATCATTTTCTTCCCTGTCTCTTTCCAATGGGAAACTCCAACATATTTAGCAACGCTGTTCTTCCACCACTGCTTAATGTTATTCCAGACGCCTTTGAGTTTCTCAAGGATTGCGTCCCAATTGAGCGCAGCCGCAGTAAAGAGAGAAGCGCCTCCTGCAAGCATCATCCCGAATGCAATAGGCCATGCCGCTGGGCAGAAAATTGCAAGCATGATACCAAGCGCAAGCAAACTCTTCGCGGCAAAAAGCAAGATTTCCGTTAACTTACTTTTTGTCTTTTCTGTTGTACTGTTCCAATCCAGAGCAACAGCACTTGCGAGAGACGTCGCCCCGATAATGATAAGCCCAATTCCGAGTGCAATATGAGCACCGGACAGACAGAGGATTACGCCGATTGCAAGCGCCGCAAGCCCAATGTAAACGAGAAGCGTCTCAAGGGTTTCCTTTGTTTTGTCTGCGACCGCGTTCCAGTTCAAGGCAACTGCCGTCCCCAACATAGCCGCGCCTGCAATCATTAGCCCAATACCGAGGGGAATATTCGCCCCAGAAAAGCAGAGAATCGCGCCAATCGCAAGGGCAGATACGCCAAGAATCATAAGTACGTTGGTAATCGCCGCCCTTAACTTGTTTGGCATACAGTCCCAATTCTCTTTAATAAGCGTTACAAGTCCCACCGCACCAGCGGCCATAAGCGCAATACCAAGCGGAATATTTGCGCCAGAAAAGCAGAGGATCGCGCCAAGAGCTAAAAGCGCACCGCAAAGATAAGCCGTGATTTCGTCAATCTTTGCTTTATACGCATCGCTCTTGAATTGCTCAAATACAGGGGATAAACGGTCTGCAAGAGCAGATGCCGCGCCACCGCCGCCACTTGAACTCGACAGAGTGTTGATCTCATCAAAACTTGCAAGATTTGCTTGTGCGTCCTTTGCCGCCGCGCCGACTTTTTCAACAGCATTTGCTTCTTTATAAAGGCTCTTTGCTGCTGCCTCCGATTTTTTTGCCGTAGTCCCAAAAATCATAGAGACGATATTTGCAATTGCACTAACAACTGAATTTAAGATATTCACAAGCGCAATAAAAGCCGGAACGACTACACCAAGAAGAGGCTGCGCCAAAGTGAGAAGCGCCCCCTTTAAGTTCCCAATGGCCGCAACCGCTTCATCGTTTGTCTGGATAACCTTCCAAACATAATCACGAACAACAGATAAAGCTCTTGCAATAATCGTAAAGACAAACGCCCTGAGCGCCAGCCGCTTAACTCTGTTGGAAAACCGCGCAAGAAATGCGTCTGCTTTCTTTGTAGCTTCCCCCATTGCCACCATGCGAGTTCCTGCGCCAGAAATTTTTTCAGAAAGCGCCCCTGCGTCTGTTTTCATCTTGTCAAGGCTTCGAGTATCTGCGCGAATAGCCGCGTCCATTTTCTCAACTTTAGAAGTTACAGAATCATATTCCCGTTGCAAGGATTTAACAGTGCGCTCTTGCTCCTTCACGGAATCGGCGGTGAAAAACTCATTGCCACTGCGCATAGATTCAAGGGTTGCTTTTGCTTGGTCAAGACTTACCGCAAGCTCTTCCGATTGTTTTGCAAGCGGCATTTTTTGCTGCTGTTTTTGATAGATTTTATCGTTTAGAGTGTCGATCTTTTTGACAAGCTTGTTTAGCTCTTTTTGCGCATCTTTATCGTCCAACTTTGCGCTAAAAACTACGGAACCATCAGCCGCCATAAAATCACCACCTTGCTTTTAGTTTTTTGTTGTGCTATGGTAATAAGACCGTATCTAATAGGGGGGAAAACAAATGAAAACGGCGAAAAAAGCAATACTATTTCTTGTTGTGTTCTTTGCGTCATTTCTTCTGGTTTTGATTGTTGGTGCAATTACAACACCAGAAGGTCAAGAAACCATGCCCGTTTGGGTTGGAATCGCCCTTATAGCAATCCCAATCCCATTAGGTGTGTTAACCATGAATAAAGTGTTCCCCACAACGTATGAAGAGAAAATAAAGATGCAAACGGTAAAGTGTAAGCTTCAACTTGTCGGTGGACTTGATCTTGCAGCGGGGTCTATTTGCTCCGCCGTTTGTTCCCCTGAATCAATTTCATTTTCAGCGAGCGGGCAAACATTCACCCTTTCGCCAAGCAAGCTTATCGATGTTTCTGTTATGACGCCGCAGGAAATTCAAACTCAATACGTTTCGAGTATTGGAGGTGCAATTGCGGGAGGAATTTTACTCGGCCCAATTGGCGCTGCTCTTGGCGGGTCAACACAGAAAAAGCAGTCCAAGATCGTCCGACAGTACCTTATTTTCGCGTACCAAAGCGATTACGATGTGAAATACATCGTATTTGACGTAACCGCTGCTCCGCAAAACGGTAAGAGGGTTAGCAAGATTTACGCGCATCTAAAGAAAACCGAGAATAAGCAAATAACACTTTAATCCGAACCGGCTCGCTCGTAGGCCGGTTCTTTTTTGCCTAACCACGCACTTAGCGTGTCCGCCTCTTCTCTCGATATTCTTTTTGGAATATCGACAACGTCTTTATTACGCCGATAAAACTCCCTGTCCGACTTATCTAACGCACGCCCTTTTGCTTTTAACTCGCGAATGCGAATAACCTGTGCAAATAAGCAATCCCCAATTTCCATATACGCGGATAAGAATGTAAACCAATGGACACCGCCGACATTCTCATCTGGGTCATATTCGCTTTCTCTAACTTCTCTCCCAAGGACGCGGTTGATAGGGGACACGATGAGTTGAAAATCTTTCTCCCAGTCTACAAGCTCTGGTTCTTTTTTCTTGTCATCAGGCGTTTTCCCGCCGTTGATAAACCAAAACATTTTCCCAATGGCCGCATCATAGTCTGGGATATTATCAAAATCAACGAAGAAGAGTTTTAGGGCGGTATAAGCCCGTTCTTCATCGCTTAGTTCTTCATCGTCCAAAACTTCAAAAATCGTCAAAATAACTCGAAAGTCATATCGAATAGAAAAGTTCTGGTCGTTGATCTCTACGCTTTTAGGAAGTCCGTAGCCCATACCGCCCTCCGTTTAATGCTTCTGAACTTTATCGAGATACTTTTTGATTCTCGGATTCGTGAATTTCTGTTCACGGGAGAACGTATTGTCGATTTCGTCCATTACAGCAAGCATGAAGTTACACCACACAGGAACTCCCTCTGCCAGCGCATAAACGTTCATTCCGCCAAAAAGATTATCTGCAATATGCGCCCCGAAAACGGAGTCAATGATCTCGCGCATCTCTTTGTCGCGCTCACGAGCAAATTCAAAGATGAGCTTTTTGTCTCCCATCTTTTCAATCTGCGTTTTGTACCCTTCCTGCTTTTTGTCGAGGTCTTCAAAGGCAAGGTAGAGCCTTTCGACAAAGTTGCTGTCGGTAGGGTTAAACGACACCTCGCACTTTCCATTTACGGTGTAAGTTACAAGGCCGTCGCCAAAATTAAGTTCCTGCATAATGTTCCTCCTTATTCACCCTCGGTAAACGTAACCGTATTGCCGGAGATAGCGGCAGTGCCGACAGTGCGCGCGCCGCCAAGCGTCACGTCGATAGGCATCCCGATAAAGCCGCCACCCTCGCCGCCGAGGGAAGAGGGCTTGACCATGCAGGACGAATAGCGCTCCGCAAATACTGCGGTCTTTGCCGTGCCTGCATAAGCGTGGACAATCAGCACGTCCTGATTCGCCAGCGCCGCCGCGTTCTGCTCCTTGACCGCGAGATTCCAAACCTTGACGATGGCAGGATCCCCAGCGTCCAGATCAGACGGGTCAAAGGTCTGCGTGATGATGGGTTTCTTCATGGTCGTGCGCGTCGTGCCAAGAATATCCTTCGAGGAATCCTCCTGCCAGTCGTATTCCATGCTGGAATCTGTGACGCGCGTACCGAGGGGAGACCACGTGGGGGTTCCGGCTTCGCCCGTATTGAGATACGCGATCAGAAGTTCGCGATCTACGGTCTGCCCCGCCGTGGTGTTAAAGGTCATATCAGCCATTTTTAATCACCTCGTAGTTCATTTTCATAAGGATTTGGTGATCCTCGTCGCCATTCTCATAAACGGCAAAAAGAGAGGACCGCGTTGTCGGCTCAATGCGAATGACGCGCTTTCCTTCGCCAATAAATGGGTCATTGTTCACGCCTCCGAATAATTCCGCCCAGTCTCCAAGAGCATTGAGCATTTCATCGGCTTTGAGCCGTTTGTCGTTGCTATTCCCCGGTTTCATTCGGTAGATGACCTTAAATTGGTATTCCGCCTGATATCCACCGAGGATGTATTTTTGTACGATGTATGCCGCCTGAATCGTAGACAGCGCCATCGCCGCAGCATCGGCGGGAAGAAATTCGAACCGAATCAAATCGACCGGCTTGTCAGGGAATGTGTTTAACCACGCAAGCAGCTTTCGGGACACTTGATCTTCTTCCGCTGCCGATACCGTCTTTTTAATCTGTTCCGTACTTCTTCACCGCCTTTTCTGCCACGCGCAACCACTTGTCAAGATTTTGAGCCTTAGATGCTTCAAACCAATGCGCCTGCGCCTGCGGATGCATCGCCTTGTTAAATACCAAGTTGCGATCTGTAACCACTTTTGTTCCGCCCTTCGGGGCGTATGTGCTGCCGGTGTTTGGGTCGACCATTACTTTCCCGTAATACAAAAACCGAGCATACGGGCCGGGGTAAACGATAACGTTTCCGCCAGATGGTCCATAGTCCCCAGCGGTATATCCCTCAATTCGCGTCCTGTTCGCCAAACTACCGGTTAACGCAGGGACAAACGGGTCTGTATCCGCCCGTATTTGCTGAGCAAGAGCATGTTCGGCCTTGCTGCAACCTTGCGACAGCTTTTCCCTAAGCGCGTCCATCCCATCGGTATGCACGGAAAACTTGATGCCCATTACGCACCTCCGACTTCCCAATGCTGCATATCAGGGCTACCGTAGTCCATCGCATCAACCTTGGTCACGTTGTAGCAATCGTCATGGCTCAGTACGACGGTCATGTCGTCCGAAACGAATTCGCCCTTCACAAAGCACGTCATGCCACCGTTTCCCTTGTATGAGAGCGTCCACAATCCAGACTTATCCGTCGCTTTGAAAAACGATTGCGGTCCAATGTAAGTTTTCGTCTTACCTGTTACCCCGTCCACCGCTTCCACGGCGAACGGAATATACAGATTTACCGCATCGGCGCTCTCAAGTCCGCTTTCGCGCACGTTGACCGCTTTGCTGGCTTGCAGCATCACGCCACGCAGGATTGTGGTATAAACTTTCTCAACCTCATCAAGCGTCGCCGGGTCAGTCTCTTGCACGACGTTGTAAATCGTTACAGTGTGGGGGAACATGGACATGGCCCATACCCCCTCGCTTTTAGAAGTCCATACGGTGCAAGATACATCATGACCGCTTCGCGCTTTCTACTCTCGATAAGCTGCACATCCGTCGCAGACACATTTTTACCGTCAAAGCTGCGCGTCCACGCGCCTACCGTTTCGCTCGATACGGCGCGCTCAGTGTCCGTCGAGACCGCATTGAGTTTGTTGCTGTCTTGAATGATCTCAGCCAAAGCACACACAGCGTTTTTGACCGCATCCGCCGCATCGCCAAACGCATTCTTGGCTCGGCCCATCGTAACGTAATCTACATAAGCGGATGCTTTTACTGCAAGAGCCGGAAAGATATCTTCGGTCAGAGACCCACCCATGTAAACCGTTGCATAATAGATATAATCAGCGTACGCCATGCGCAGCCTCCTTTTCTGGCCCCTCCCCCACCGTCACGGCAAACCGTTCAGGCAGGGGAGGAGGTAACAGCTTACTTGCTCGTGTCAGACGCGATAAACAGGCCGTTCGGGTTGGGAACAACCGGGATGAACAGGCCGCTTGCCTTCGTCCAAACCGCAACGGGGTCAGGCGTAGCCCACTGGGTAACGGTAATGTACTGGTTGGCGCTCTTTTCGTTGTACTGGCCGTAATCAGCCTCTTCGGGAGTGACGCCCCACAGGCCTGCGCCGAAAGAAGCGGAAGTGCCGTTGGAGAGGAACGCGATCTTGTCATCGGGGAAGAAGCGCTTGGTGGTCTCCTTACCGCTCGAAGTCTGCGTCTTATAGCGCAGGTCGTTCGTGGTAATGGTGCCAAAGCCGAACATGGACATAAACAGCGCACTGAGGCGGTCGGTCGGAACATACGTACCGACGCCAATGCTGCCGTAGATCATCGTCTGGATGCCCTTGTTGGACGACAGCTTGCGCAGAATCTTGTTGGAAAGCACAACCTCGGTAAGAGTGTTGCCGCTGTCCGCTGCATCATCGACGATCGCGCGAAGCTGACCGATGATATCCGCATCAGCGCTCAGATCGAGCTTGTAGCCGATATTGCTGGCGGGAACGCCGTAGTCGACCGTCATGTTAAGGTTGTTTTCCTTGATGGTCATCTTGCCGGTGGCGAGGACTTCCATCTTGGCGACCTCGGTGCGAACCTTGACCGCATCGGCCATCAGACGCATATCGTCAAAGACATAGCGCACAACGGCGTCATCGGCGTACACGCCGTTTTCGGTCAGCAGGCGGACGCGCTCGGTCTGGTTGATCTTGCGCTTGATGAGCAGCTTTTCAACTTCGGTCTTGTCGAACACAGGGCGAGAGCCAATCTCAGCCTCAGTATCGAAAGCGTGGACAGTTGCCATCACAGGAATGGTCGCGCCCGCAGCAAGGCGGAGATACTCAGCCTTGATGTTCTCGGTCTTCTGGTCGGGGAAAATGCGGTCGCCGATGTAGGCAGGACGCGCAACAGAAAGGTTCTGCGAAAATTCCAGACGCTCAGCGTCAGAAATAAGATTCAGAATATCAGCCATAGATTTTTACCTCCTTACTTAGCCGTTTGCAGTCCAGACGGGATACAGGGTCACGTCACCGGTCATTTCGACCTCAGAGACCGCCGCGCCGCCCTTGCTGGTGCTCCAACCGGTCTGGGTGTTGTTGCTCTTGGTCAGCGGATAGCTGGTGGACACCTTTGCAACAGAGCCATCAAAATAGCTGTTGGAATCCACAGGGACATCGCCGGTACCGTCATTCTTGTCGTAAGTCACGGTATAACCACGAGTAACGGCGGGCGCATCAACAAAGACGATGCCCTTGCCCTCAAGCGCGGTTTTTGCTGCCGAAGCAATATTCAGCCCATCAGAAAGGACGCGACCAGCCACGAGGACAGAGCCGGGCATATTGCCGTTGGTCACGTCGACCGCTTCAAAAACGATACCTTCCGCACTGCTGTTGTTAGACGGGAAAACAGCGCCGGGAGCGACAGTTTTATAAATGCCATCCTGCACGCCAAGCGTCGCAGGAATTTCACGGGTTTTCAGCACGAGGCCGACTTCGCTTTCGAGAAAGTTCGGGCGCGCTGCGCCGGAAATGTTAGTCACAAAAGACATACGTTAAATTCACTCCTTCGTTGTAGTCTGCGCATACTGCGCATTGAATTGTTTTGCGAACATTGCACCCTTGCCTTCGCTTGCAGGTGCGCCGCCGGTACCGACAGGCTTTGCAAAGCTTGGCGCGGGCTTGCCGGTCTGAAACGCGGACGGATCGGCTTCGGTCTGCGCCTTATGCCACTCTTCAAAGCCATCAAGCAAGCCATCTTTAAGCTCAAGATGTTTTTCTTTGAGGTCGGCAAAATAGGCCTTTTCCGCAGCTTTTGAGGAAAACTTGATGCCCTTATCTGCAACAGCTTTTTTCATTGCATCGTCATAATCGCGGTCGGAAATCTGCGCTTTATAGTCGCCAGTATCCTTGTCGTACTTTTCCTGCAATTCTGAAAGCTGCTTCTTGAGGGTCTCCACCGTTTCGCCGGTTCCTTTTTCCTCGTACTTCTTGTTTTTTTCTACTTCCGCGTCCAGTTTGGCTTGGACAGTTGAAAGCGCCTTTGTGATTCGCCTGTCAAACTCCGCCTTATAGATGGGGTCAGCCAGTATTTCATCAAAAGTCATGATTTCGTCTGCCATTTTTATTCTCCTTTTATTTCCACAGCGTCATTCCCCGCTGCGTATTACAAAAAAGAGCCAAACAACACGCTTTCGCGTAATGTTTGGCTCAAATTGCCACTTCTTTTGCCTCGATTGGCAAACGGATATATTTAATTACAGTCGCTTTCTGTTTTTAATGCTTCCCTTTTTTGCCGCGTCGTATTGTTCTTCTGTCCATCCGTACGCCTTACAAAACAAGGGCTTCCCCTTTTCCATCGCAGCATTGTAGTCTTTAACAGAATAGGACTTTGCGCTAACAAGTTTAATGGACGCGGGATCAAGCAGCGGCTCTCCATCGCTACCCACTCCGGAAACCTTACCGGTTACTCGATATTGATACTTGAACGGGTACTTAGGGCTTTCCCAAACGGATACGCCATCTTCTTTTTCCCCCGTCATGTGGTTGGTGGACACGCGCATAGTCTCATTCTTGAGATATTCAATCTCTTTAGGGTTATCGGTTCCTCGGTAAAACTGCCCTTCCTTTTGATAGCCAGCAAGTCTAAGTGTCTCCGCTTCAATAATGCCGCTTATCTTGTAATATGTATCATTATTAAAATCGTGGTCTCTTAAGACAATTCGGCCATCAGATAAAATTGCGTTTACATTTTCGTCGCCGACATATTTCCCATTTAGAAATCCAGATACTTTAGGCGCTTTGTACACTTCAAATTCTCCACTTTCATTTTTTGGGATTTGAAGCGTTTCACCGGTTTTTTCGCCAGTAAGTTTGTACTGGTCATCTTTTAATGCCTCGTAGCTTGTTCCGGTCGCCTTCCCCCAAACTCTGTGTTCGACCCCGTATTCGGCACTTGCTTCGGTATCGACGGTCTGCTTTTTGGAGGCCGCCATTGATTTCTTTTTGAGATCTCCAAATTTCCCGCTCTCGCGCATTGCATCCGTCAGGCTTTGCCCGTCTTTGATAAACACGCGGCGACCGCCGATCGTACGCCAAACGCCGCCTTCGTCTGCCATGCCAATCCACACTCCCTTATTGCAAAATAAAAAAAGAGCCAACCTGTAAGATATCCTTACAAGTTGGCTCTTCGTGCCACTTCCACGTGCTCGATTGCACTATGGGTGCTTATTTATTTATAATTATTTTACCACATCACCGTGCAAAATGGAAGAGAAATATTACTTTTTCAGCTCTTTTGCTTCGATAATTTGCGCTTTCACGCTTCCGTCTTTCATTTGCTTTAACTGCACGCGGAGCCCGGCGGCAAGGGCTTTTTCAATGGCGGATTTGAGATTTTCATCTATCATACAGCACTTTCGTCCTTTCCCATTGAAGCGGCAACTTTGCCGCCTCGCTAAACGCCTTGTATTTAGAGCTCAGCCGCGTCAATTTTGCTTTTGCGGCGTGGTATTCATTCATCTGCCCGCTTGCTTTATACGCCGTTACAAACCTCTTCTGCTTGATGATTTGGCGCTCTACACGCCGCTGCATCTGCGTTGCCTCGTATGCGGTATAGGTCTTCTCGTCAAACGTGCATCCAAGCCCATCGTCGATATGCTCAAGCTGCTCATCTGTATATGTGCGTTCGCTTACGCCCTCAACCCAAACGTTACGGCGGTGGCGGCAGTTAGCCCCCTCAAGTCCATCAACGGCCCCAAGCCCGCACACATCGTAAATGCTGGGGTAAATGTCATTGCTACGAGTGGAATATACGAGGCCTTGCCATGCTTTGTGAGATGACCACGGTGATTTGCCCGGAATATCGCGTGCGCCCGCATGGGCAGAAACCTCAAAATATGGCGTCTCAAGATATTCTGCCGATTGCTCCGTATATTTAGCGCAAATTTGATTTACGCCAGTCATCACTGCTCTGCGCGCCGCCACATCAATTTGATCTCGATGCCCGCTCTCATAGTCAACTACCTTCAATCCGCTGTCTGCAAGCTGCTTTACTGCCGTTTTGATAGCCTGATTGTAGCTGATCGCGCCGCTCTGAATCTGCATTTCTGCGTTATCCAAAGCCCACTGATAAGCGCGAGCGGGATTTAACATCGTGTTGCCCACAAGGAACCCCATAGAAGCCGTTAAATTGCGGAATGTATCATGGGTCTGCCGCTTAATTGCATCCACTGTAGCCGCATCTACAAGCGTTTCTGGCTGCGTTACATGCGCAAGGTCGATGACTTCGGTGTAATACTTCTGGTTGCGCTCTACAACGTCATTAAGCAAACTATTTAGCTTTTGTTTGCTAATCCCTGCTGTTTTGCTAATAGCTTCTTCGATGCTTTTAAGGTCAATGCCGTGCGATCTCAGCGCTTGAATATCCTGCACCGTAACTTCATTGAGCTGATCTGCGAAGCCCAATCGGCTGCATATCTCGTCAAGCAGCGTTATTTCAAGCGCACGGAACAGTTCTGCCAGTTCTTCCGGCAGCGCGTCAAGGACTTCCGGATGAAACGGATATTTCATTTGCTTTCCTCCGTTTCACGATTTCATCATAGTGCGGTTTTACGCGAATTACATTCCAGTCGCATTCCCCCGGAACTTTGCCATAAAAGATCACCCATTCCGGCGACAGCCGTTTCATCATTTCTTCGTAGCCACGAAGGAACAGGCGCTTGCTTTCCTTGCTCTTCTGTGTGCCTACCGAACTAACCGCAACAATTCCGCCAACCGGTTCACCATCAAAGCACCAATCATAGCTCTGCTCGTCGCTCCATGAGATCGTTGGATAAACCGTCATGCCGTGAAACTGCCAGTATGCTGCCAACCAGTGCTTGCGGTAATGATTGTATATCTGCATCGCAAGCGGCATATCTGTGTAGGTAGAGAAGTCCGGCGCGCACACCGCCGCAAACTGCGACAGTTTCGGAATGTACTTGTCCGGCGTGTTCCAATACCGAATGAATTGATAATCGTCCACGAAGAAATGCACGATCTTGCTTTTCGTGTCTTTCGCGGTGTAATGGTAATTCACGGGGATAAACTCGCCATGCGGATACGCCTTGACTGGCTCAATCTGCGGGATACCGTACTTGCCAACGCCGGGGAATGTGAACTTTTCGAGATTTTCAAAGTTAATCATACCGGACGCCATGTACCGCTGCGCTTGTTAGCTCTGCGGTATTTCTTACCGTTTACCGTAACTTCCAACGCGCCGGACTTTTGCGCTGTTACAAAGGCATTGGAAAACGCCTTGTTTTCTGCTGCTTTGCGGTTTTTACTGGACTGGTCACGCAATTTCCGCATGTAGCTATCCATTTCACCGCGCGCTCTTGCAGCTCTGTCTGCGGCGCTTCCTGTTTTCTGCGCCGTTGTCAGGCGCGCAGGCCCGCTTGCATAAGGATTAACTGCTCCTGCCGCCGTTTTGAGCGCCGTTGTTGCGAGAGTTGCCATCTGCTTTACAGCGTCTTTCTTTTCAGCGTCCGACATCTCAAGTCCATTGATTTCAGCAACGTTGCGCTCGAATGTGCGCCTGATAATATCGCCCATATCGGTTACGGACGCCGCATTTGCTCGGTCAATGTCCTGTTGCGACAAAAACCGTGCAAGGCTCATACCGCGACCACGCCCAGGTTCTCCGGCTCCAATGCCGCCACCGGCTCCACCTCTACCGCCCATTACTCTACCTCCTGTTGCTGTTCAGTTACCATGTCCTGCGCCGTTGGTAGCGCAGCTTTCGCAGTATCTTCATCTTCGTTAAAGTATTTCGCTCGAAGTTCCCACGGGTTCATCACTCCGGCGCTTGTGAGTTGCAAATCTCGGGAAAATTCCTTGTCTTTGGTCTCCTGATCGTCAAGGATGCTGTCACCCCAATCGTAAGTAGCCTCATAATCTCCAGCAGGTGCCAACCCGTACAACGAAGCATACACGTCCATTGCGTAAATCAGGGAATCGAATGTATGTGCAAGCGCCGCCTGGATACTGCTAACCAGCACATACTTGCGCTGCTTGCTGCTTCGAATCTCAGTCGCGGTTTTTTCAATCGTTTGCGGGTCGGAAATATCTCCATAAGAAAGGCCAATATTAAATTCAACACGCCGAAGAGTATTCTGAAACCCGCGATAAATCGCATCATCCCTAATCTGCGGCTCGATGTGCTGGAAAAAATCTCCATTCGGAGAGAACGGGCCGATTTCAAACAGGCGCTTGTTGAACATATCCGCCGTGCTGGATGTTCCGTCCATCAACACCTTACGCTCGCTCGACTTATATTCCCAGCGCAGACGCTCCCACTGCTCATCCGCTTGCTTGATAAGCTCGACCGTCGCCGCATCGCCATAAATGGACATACCGCACATGCTGTTACTATCTGCAGTGTTGGCAATAGGCGGCTTAAAATAAGCAAACAATGGTCCGTCTACATTCTCGATGGCCACTTCCGGTTCAATATCCGCCCACTCCGGAATAGTTGTGAGTTGCGCGTCAGCGCCAACGGATCCAGCGGAATCACTGTAATATGCCTTGTTTTTGATGGTATAGGTCGTACCGTTTAACTCGTGTGATTCGAGCCTTACATAGTACGTTCCGTTTACTTTAACCGGCTTATCCTTAAAAACGCCGCCAATGCAGTGCCCGGATGGATCAAACTTTGTCGGCTGAAACCCCGCAGCGCCGGTAACATCCACAAGCATTTTGTCGCCGTAAATATACGGCTTCAACGCCACGCCGCCAAGCGCAAGGCCAAGTTCTAATGCTCGGTTAAAGTTTTCCTTCGCTGTCTGAAAATTTTCATTCAGATAGTCGGCGCGCTTACTGCCAGTAATGTTTGCCGTAAACTCAACCAGCGTCGGCCTTGCCACTTCCCGGCAGATCGCAGCGGGCAAACCTACCGCTTTCACGTCACAGTTCTGCCAGGGCGGAGTATTGGCAAACATTGCGTACCATAGGGCGATATGCTGTTCCATGGTCAAACTAACCGCCGGAGATACGCCAAACTCCCGTTCGGCCACCGCCTGCGGGAAAAGGATCTTCTTTGCCGTATTCAAAATGCCGCTAAAAAGGTTCATGTTAATTCTCTCCTTAACACTGTCATAGCCAAATAGCGGATGCTATCCATGACGTGATCGTTTTCTTTTATAACTTTGTCCTCTCCTGCGTCTTCATCCCAGCTGTACAAACCGAACTCTTCAAAAGCGTGTGTGCAGCTTTCATGAAATTTCAGCTTTCCCGCTTTAATCAGCGCACCCGTTAATCTGATTCCATCCAGAACAGCGTTGTTTGCTTTCCACACACCGAATTTGCCATGCCGCCGGATGCACTCCGCAAAAGACGCAGCACTCGGATCGATAATAATGCGTTCCACCATGTAGCCGTCAGCAAAACGCTCTAGATCCTGATAATATTCTTCATCGGTTTTCTGCCGGTTTGTTGCACGCCCGCTGTGGTAATACTCTTTTTCCATGACAGCGGTTCCTTTGTTGACCCGCCACAGGCTAAACACGGTAGGGTTTTGTGTACCGTAGTCGCAGGAAATATAATACTTCCCAGCGCCCCCGCGCTCACTGGTTACATTGATCGCCTTGGAAAACATGGGATATACAAGCCCTTCGGCAAGTACCCACAAGCCGCGCACATACCGATCATAAAACACGCCGCTATACATTGCCTGATAACGTGCAAGCGTCCTTTGCGACAAGCTGGGGTTATCGGCCATTTCAAAATGCAAATAAAGCGCGTTCCGCTCGTTTCGCCGTTTGATCCACTCGACATAAAACCAGTGCTGCGGGCTGCTGGGGTTGCAGCTAAACCAAATCTTTGCACCATCCACGCTACAACGCGCCAATGCCTGCTCCACAAAAGATCGCGGCATTAAAACAACCTCATCCAGTAACACACCAGCAAGCGTGCGGCCCTGGATCAGCGCATAGCTGGCCTCATCCTTTCCGCCGAACACCTCAAAGTAATTCGTCACGGCTCCGCGCCGCACTTCCATCACCTTGTCGACGCGCCGCCATCGAATGATATAGCGCTCCTTCGCAAGGCTCATCGCCGTAAACGGCACGATGATGTTCTTGGTGCAGCTGTCCACCGTGCGGCCACACACACCAAATCGTTGACCGCTAAAATTCTCCATTGCCCATCGGACAAACGCCCACATCATGATGGAGGTCTTGCCGGAACGCACAGCACCGTCGCAGATCAGCGCGTCATACTTGGAATAGGGGAAAGCAAGGATTTTTGCTTGCTTTGGGCTAATCATCGCTCTCAAGCTCCTTTGCCATTTCCTTTAGGCTCTGACTGAGCGCGTCTTCCCTCACCGTGTCGGCAGGACTGCCGCCGATCATCGCCCACTTATCGATCAGCGTTCCCATCGCCGTTGTGATCTGGCTGAGATTTGCCGCCGCCAGCTTCTCCGGGTCGTTGAGCATTTCAAGCCCCTTGCCGATGAACGAGCACACAAGGTCTTTGTGGTCGTTCATGTACTCCATCACATCGGCGGTGTTCTCTTCCTTTTTTTGCTCACACTTTTCCACAATGTCGGCATTCGCCCGAACGAGGTTCTTAACGGTCGTTGCGGACACGCCGTTGATTTTCGCTGTGGCGCAATAGTTGTTCGTCTGCACATAGTCCGCCAGTATTTTCTTTTTCTGTCGGTCTGTCAGACGCGCAGCCATGTCATCACCTCGTCGCTCTCGCGCGCAAAATGTCGCTCTCTCTCTTTTCTTTTGGGAGATTATAGGGGGTAAGATAATACGGGGGTTGCAAGGGGGAGAAGAAGAAAGGGGGAACAAGGGGGTTTTTCTTTTCTCTCTCTGAGCTATGCGATGTAAACATTTTGCTTGCAATTGCTTACATTTGCTTTGCTTCTGCTTGCATTCTTTGCGTTAATTGCTGTCGTGCTGCGGTCTAATTTCATCCGCCCGTCACAGTCTATTGCCGCTTTGATACGCCGATAAGCGTTGTCAAATTATTTTTGCTACCAGCCCCCGCCCCTTGGCCTTACATAGCAGACTTTACCCGCCCCGAAGGGCTACAACGCCGCCCACATTGGGCGTTATTCTTTCCATTGGTCGCCTTTCCCGCTTAGATTGTCGCACGCTACCGGCAACTACGCTCCGAAAAGTCGTAGCCCCTATTCCGTCAGGTCAAACCGGTCTTGACGCATCAAGACAAGCGCAGTTTTCAGCGAGCATTGTCATTCCCGTGTGAGCCATGACGACAACGGTCTCACATTGTCCGGGCGCTACCCGGCCTCTGGTGCAGACGGCTGGAATCTAACCAACACCCCGTGCTCCCTAAATCGGCACGCGCTCTGCTTGAGCTACATCTGCATGTTGCGGGGGGCGGTATGAAAAGATGAAAAGCACCGCGCCCCGCTATGGCGCAGGAGGTAAACGCCATAAATGAGAGAACCGCAAAGGCTTTTACACCTCTGCGATTCTATTATCTCATAAGCAAATGGCTTTTTAAGGCCAACTTTTAATCATCGAGCAGCCCGTAGTTCCGTGCGACGCACTTGATAAAATCGGTATGCCAGCGTCTTGCCGTCCGGTCGGAACAGTTGACCGCCATCGCTGCGCCTTCAAGCGTGTGTGTCTTATCCCAAAACACAAGGCGGATAAATTTCAAGCGCTCTTCGCCGTCTTGCATTGCCCTTGTTTCGTTCACCGCTTTTCGCACAGCGATATTTTCTAACAAAGACACTCTGTTCAGCTCCTGCTCTCGGTCGGGGTCGTAGCGGCGGATAATGGCTTTTACATAGCCCCACCAACTGTAGCGCGGCTTACTCATGGCGCGCCACCTTTCTCTTGACCCACGCCCACAGGTTTCTCCACGGGTGGGCTTCTGCGTAGTTGGCGCGCTGCTCAGCATTGCTCCATTTCTGGTGCATATAATCGCGTTCTTCTTCAACATGCCGGCAGCCAACCGTCACTCTCGATACTTCTGCATTCGCCCGCCCAAGTGCTGCCTCGGCGTATCTTGCCTTCTCGCGCAGAATATCATTGTCCGCTTTCAGGTTCGCGATCTCGTTTGCCTTGTTGATGGCCTCGCCGTTCATTTGGCTGATCTGCTCAATCAGAGCGGCGTTCTTTCGCTGCATCGCCGCCTTTAAGTTTGCATACTCGGCAAGCAGATCGTTCTTCGCGTCAATGCAGTTTTTCAGCTCGACGACTTCCTTTTCAAGCGCCGTGACTTCTGCCTGCGCGTCCTCCACCATCTTCGCCATCTGGTCTTTGGTGTACTTCTTTACGTTGATGCTCATAATTTGGCTCCTTTCATTCGCAACTGTTCCTCCCGCCCTCTGTCGCTCACGATGCTCACGACCTTGCATTCGCCGTATCGCTCGATATCCATGGCGATTCGCTCCTTGATGCCCTGCGCGTCGGCGGCGGGAACGTTGGCTTTAATCGTGATCGTCAGCATATACATTCCCTTTCACATGCTCTTTCCACCACAGATATTCTTTGCGCTCTCGTCGATATTCAAAAATCAGGCTTTCCGCCTTGCAGATATCGCGGAATCTGTTGCTTGCTGCAATCCACGCGATATCAGCCAACCACCAGAAAAAGCATAACGCCGCAAGAACCGCTGCAATACCTCCGATCGCTACAAAGAACATTCCAACACCTTCAACAAAAGCTTCCATTCGTTACCCCTCCTTCGGCTCGCCGCAGCTGCAAAAATCGTCTTGCTGCATCGGCTTCCCACTTAACGTGCAAAGAGCCTCTCCTGATGACACCGCAAATCTATTGATATATGCATACTTGCAGCCCTTGCACCGAGTAATGACCACAGCGTCAACGGTGGGAGCGTTATCAACAGCGTTATGGATAAGACGCAAAGCCGTACCCCCAGTAACGATCCATTCCTCATCTGATGGCTCATAGGGTTTAAGGTGGCCAAGCAGCCGATCAGCATCAATTAACCTCATGGTCAGCACCTCCATTCATCTCTGCCCTCTCAATCTCAAGAGCTCGTTCACGAAGGTCTCCAAATCCGCACTCGTCCTGCCAGCCCAGTTCCGCAGAGGCTTTTTGACAGCTCTCGCACAGATAACACGTCCACGGAGTACCATCGAAAACGCAACTGCGCTCCATCATAGCCCCCTGCTCGAATTTTCTTCCGCAACCGAAGCACACATGAGCCGCCCGCGTTTTAACGACCTTTCGCCCAACAACGTCCATGTGTCACACCTCCTTCGGCTCGCCATCGCTGCAAAAACCGTCCGCCCAGACTCCATCAGAACGGTTCATACACCATAAGACGCCTTCGGCATATCCGCTTTCCAGTCTGTCTTTCCGATTCAGCTCCCGATGGTTTCGGCAGTCCTTGCACCGAGTCACGACCACGGCGTAACCCGCCAGCCGTCCTAATGCCATTTCGCACTTGCTGCAAAGCACTCTGTCATCTCTGGTTTTAGCAAACCACTCTCCACACGCTTTACAAGCTGGCATCGCTGTCACCTCCGTCCATCTTTGCACCACATACTGGACAGTAATTCCAGTTGTTTAGGTGATACTCGCTCACCGTCAGTGCACAACCGCACTCGGTGCACCTAACAGCAGTCCCGCCGCCCGGAAATGTATACCGCCCAGAATCATCCCACTGCCCATGCACCACCGGCGCAACGTCAGCGGCGGGAATACTGTAAAAGTCCTCTGCCAAATCGTTATAGGCGTCTGCATAGATTCCGCTTTCCCCGCCAAGCTCTTCAAACGCTTTTTGACATTCTTCCGATTGCTCACGGATATAAGCAATCGCCGCCTTGCGGCTTATGTATTCATCCATTGGTAGCCCTCCTGTTCCACTTTTCGACGATAAATTTAGGGTCGCTATATACGCCACTTTCAAAATCACACTCTGGGCAGTATATATAGCACTCTTCTTGGCTGTTGCCATCTACTGTTTCAAGTATTGCTTCTCCGCCGCAGAACGGGCAAGGTTTCAGCTCATTCATCCTTCATCGCCTCCAATGCCGCTTTCGCCTCCTCGTAGGTGAGAAATACGGTCTTGCCAAAATCGGAAAACCGATAAAACCTGTAGGCTTTCAGCCGCTCCCACACTTTACGCTGGGAGCAGCTGCCGCTTTCGCAAGAACTGCCGCCTGGAATGACATCACATTGCGCGATGTCGCAGAAGTTCCCCTCAAATGTCAGTCGTTCCATCACTTTACCTCCTGCATTCTGCTAATCACTTTTCGAATTACATCGCCGCCGTAAGCACTTTTTGTCAACTCCAAAAACTCCGTAATCGTCATCATGCCGTGTACAAGGTCAACACCGTGGTTTCGGGCGAACTGCTTTCGTCCCATGTCACACGACCCGGTCAAGCGGTGGTGCCAGTCGTAAAAATACTGCGTCGGATATGCTTTCTCGCGGTCTGTTTCGCGCAGAAACGTATCAATGCGCCCATCTTCCGGCATATCCTCGAAAAGCTTGTCTCGCAACGCCTCCATTGCTTCGCGCAGCGTTTCGCCGTGTGCAAAAACATTGTCCTGCTTGACGATGTAGCACGGCGTGAGCGTCAAATCGCCGTTCAAAATTGCCCCGTGCGCAGTGTTTCCGTGCACGGAACGAATCAGCGTATTGACGCCATCAATTCGATAGACCGTTTCCCGATTGAAACTCTTAATTCCGTCGCCGTAGCCGGAGCCGTCGCCGTAGCCGGAGCTCACAGTCAGAAAGGCTTTGATTTTATCATCAAGCGTCATCTCTTCCACTCCTTTACGCCGCGAAGCGACACCGATGCCGTATCCGTGCACGGGATAATCTGGATCGCGCCCAGCACGGTCATTTCCGGGATCGTCACGGTAAAACGGCAGTTGCCCGGTGCTTTTGTGCCGTCTTGCGCCAGCTGCTCCACGGCGCACGCGCCGTCCCAGCTCCACAACTTGCGCACCTCGGTCATAGTGACCTCGGAGCCGTTGCGTTCTTTGATCTTGCCAAAGAAAACACCTGCGCGGTCGCAGCGAACGATGTAGTCCTGATTGGTGTTCATGATGAAATTCCTCCTGATTATTGTTAAAATTTAAAACTCTCTCTGAGTTTGTATCCATGTGCCTCCGCCTCCGCCGTAAAGTAGCGGTGCGCCTCGTTGATGTAGACGACGCGCCCGTGCGCAGTCGTCTCTTTCGTGGTCACGCTCATAATGCCGTTGCTGCCTTCAAATGCGGCAGACTTCCAGCTAAATGGTTCGCCGATGCTCATGGACATTCCTCCCTAATGTAGCGCTTTCGCGGGGCGGCGAAAAATCACAACCATGCTTGGGAATGGGGCACTGTTCTTTTCTCCGCCGAACTTTAATCTCCCACGCACGAAATTGATGGTTGCATATTTGTCGTTGTAGCAGTAATCGTGGAACCAAGCGGTATCCGTCCTCGCCGGAAGCAGCATAACAACCGTTGCGTCTGATTCCTCGGCGGTTCGATGTGCTTTCTCTACCCACGCCCCAACGCCGCGTCCGTATGGGGGATTGCACCACACAACGCCGTCCCAGTCCTGTTTCAGCCCGTCCATCTCCGGGGTGAAATAGCGTTCGCATTTCGCGTTTTCTGGCGTTGCGCAGGCATCCAGCGTAAATTGGAAGAGGTTGTTGAGGTCGTCAAAGAAGGCTTGCGGGGTCTCCCACATTTCAGATTTTGACGAAAACATTAAATCGTTGTTCATTGTCTCCCCTCACAGTCCCTAATGTCTCCGCCCCATTGCTCCGCCATAGCTCTGGCGATGCCGGGGAAGGTTTTGCTTCTTGCTTTTGCCGTACGCGGGTCATTCCATCGCATAATCTTACCAGCCTCGTCTTTTGCATAGTTTGCGCTTGCCCCCACACTGTATCCACCTGGCAAAATATCTCCTGCATCTACAATGTTTGTTGGTCGCAAAGCGGGTAAGCCTTTTAGCCATAGGCAAGTCTTTTTTCTTGCGTGGTGCCCGAATTCATATGGCTGGATAATACAGTCAGGCTTACGATAGTGTGTAGACATATATCCGACCGGATTTTCTACCGCGATTTTACAAACGTTGGCATTTACAAAGGCCATAAAAAACGCCGAAGCTTCTTCCCGCAACTGCAACCGTCTGACCGCCTTTTCGCCATATCTTCCCGTGTTAAACCAGCGATTCCCGGTAACGGTTAGGTATGTGCATGGCGGATGCGCGATCATCAAGTCCCATTTGCCGACGTCATACGTCTCCCCGTCCATGGTAGTAACTTGCCCCCCTCGATGGCCTTGAGCGCATCGCCAAGGATATGCCACTCAGGATGCCCGCCGGACGGCTCCTGAATGTCGCAGGAATATGCCTCGTGCCCCAATGCGCGGAACGCCTTGCAGCATTCCTGTGATTCCTCGCAGGCAAATAAAACCTTCATCTCAATACCTCACTCCAATGTAATCCAGAACCCGACCGTAGCCAAGCCCCTTTTCGTTGGGTTTCCATAGCCCGTCCGTGTCCCATTCCCCGCCGCCGATGCAAAAGTCGTAGTGCTTCGGGTGCGTGTGCTTCATGCGCTCGAATCGGTTCTCGCCTTTTTCGAGATGAGCACCAAACGCGCAGAACATGCAGCCCGTGCGTTGGCAACCCGTGCAACGCAGCGGCTTTTCGATGAGCGTCGACGGATAATCATTTTCTCCGTCGCTCGCCACGATGTCACCGTATACGCTGGCGATAAGTAGCTCTCGGTCTACGATGAATCGCAGCACGTCCTGCTCTGTCCAAAAGCTCATGGGCTTCCCCATCGGGTGCTTGCTATCAAAAGCGTTACACCCTGTCGCAAGCCATTTTTGGAATCTCTGCCGCCCTTCGTCCGCCATTGTCGCAACGATGGGTTTTTCTTTTGCCGTTCCTTCATACCTGTGTGCAGATGCCTTTTTCATTACATGACAGCACCTATCGGAAATCGGAAACGGTGCGTTCAGCAGAAATGCCCAATTCTCGCAGTTGTACGCAGAGGGGTTTCCGTCCTTGTCTAACAGCTCGCCGCGAATTTTTTTCGCTCTGATGCAGTTCGGATTTTTTCTCGCCTCATAAACCGCCCCTGCAACCTCTTTGCTCACGACGCTATACCCGTACTTCCGCACCACCTGCCGAATGTTCATCTTTGGGCGCAGCCGGTGGAGGTTGACGGTCACGCGCGGGAACTCTCGCCGCAGCCAATCCGCGTACTCATTGACGAATTTCTGAATTTCCGGGTATTCCAGCCCTGTGTTCACAAACACCAGATGCAGCTCCCACGGCGGCGTCCTGAAACTCGACAGATAGCGAGCTGCCAGATATGCAAGTACCGTGCTGTCCTTGCCGCCTGAAAACGACACATAGCACTTTCCGTTCCACGCGGTGTACCACTGGTCGAGCTTTTCGTAGGTTAGGATTTCTTTGTCTTCCAAATCGAGGGCTAACAATTTCTTTGCCGCCTCTTTCGGGATTGGCTGATTGCTATACCCTTCCATGTCTCCCCTCGCATTCTCCGAACAGCTCCCGGAACGTCATCCCCGTCAGGTCTTCCAGCGCCAGCAGCAGCCGCACCGTTGTATCACGGTCGCCGCGCGCCCACGCCGACACCGTAAACTGCGACGTGCCGAGGGATTGCGCCAGTTCGGTTTGGTTGTAGTTCGTCTTTTCCAACGCTTCCTTGAGCACCGGATAAACGCAGCGCTCGAACGGGGTCTTTGCCCGATGCACTCTCAGCATGTCGGCACCTCCCCGAAAGCCTCTTCAAATGTCAGCCCCGTCGCAGCAAGGATTGCCTTGATAACGCCGATGCTGAATTCGTTCTTCCCCGTTGTCCATCGCCACACGCAGAGCGGGGAGACGCCGATCTTCTTGCTCAACTCCGGCGGTGTCATGCCCGATGACTGCAAGGCTTCCTTAAGCTGCGGATATACGACCGTCTTAAACGGCACGTGCTTCTTGTTTTTTGTCAACATCTTTTCGCTCCCTCATTTCGTCATTTCAGATTTTTCAGCCGCTTTTGTTTAAAACTGCGCACCGTGCGGAAATCGTCTCCCGCTCGATATGCTTCTTTCTGCGCCTTGCGTCTCTCCTCGCATTTGGCTTTGTCTGCCGCGTAGTAAGGGCAATGGCTTTGACAGCCCGGGTGCCTCACAGGCGGCTTGCAGACGTGGCAATGCTCAAAGCTCATGGTCGACCTCCACGCTGCTGATTATCACCGCCGTGAACGGCTTTCCCGTCGTGTATACTTTTCTCCCGTAAACACTAAACACGGCAGAATCGTCCTTGTAGGCATACCCGTTGAGCGCGTCCAATACCGCCTTAATGATGTTGTCGATATCTCCGCGCTTAAGGTACGGGGTTAAATGCAATCCATCCCTTTTCCTCTTCGGCGTTCCAGATGGTATGGGGAAATAAGCGTTGACCATGACTTCCAGCGCTTCGCCGTCTTCAAACGGCTTTTCCCCGCACTCGAGCCATGCCGCGCGAACTGCATTCTCGAAAATCTGCGTGCTTTTCGGCGTATATGTCCCATTCCGCGTAACGCGTGGTCTCCCCTTCGGCACAGGTCTTCCATAAACGGTAAATGTGACTACTTGTTCCATGTGTCAACCTCCCTCCAACACCGACTTGACATACCGCAGCCGCTTATTCGCCTTGTCCCGTCTCAGGTTGTCGCCCTTGAACACAAGCGGTGTGCACATCTCGATCACGCGATCATAAATGCGCTGATAGTCCATGTTTTTCGGCTTGCATAGCTCGTCCAGCGTCAGGTTCGTGGTGACGATCAGTGGTTTCTTGGCCTTGTACCGCTCGTCAATGACCGTGTAAACCGTTTCCATCGCATACTCACTGCTGCGCTCTGCGCCGAGATCGTCAATCACTAACAGAGGGTAGTATCGCACCTGCTCGATGATTTCCTGCTTGTCATATCCTGCGTTGAGGATTCGCGGGAAACTCGTAATCATCGCAGGGATTCCGCGGTCAATTAGCTCGTTAGCGATGCACGCCGCCGCGAAGGTCTTGCCGTTGCCGGTGTTGCCCCACAGCAGCAGGCCGCTATTCTCGCGCCGCATATCGTCCCATGCGTCGGCGTAGCGCTTGCACTTGACGATTTCCTCGCTCATCGTTGCCGTGTCGAACCGACACGCCGTCAGGCTCTTGTCGCGGATTCCGTCAGCACGCAGCGTTTCGATACGCAGTCGCTTCTCGCGATCTGCACGAGCTTTTTTCTCAGCCTCGTACTCTCGCGCCGCGCAAGCGCACTGACAGCCGACAAGGCGGACGCTCCCACCGATGGGGATCCGGCACTGCTTCGGCGTGTTGCAATGGCCGCAGTACAGCAGCCCGTCTTTCTCGTAGTCGACCAGATCGCGCACAGGCTCGGCCTTTTTCGCGATGCTGTCGATCAATGCGTCAACGTTCATAGGCTTCCCTCCGTGTTGCCGTAGTCGTAGTGATACCCTCTGCCGCTCTCGGGCAGCTCATCGTCCCACCGGCCTTGATTCAGCCATGTGGCGGGGTGTGGAATAAACTGCCCGTTGTTCTGCGCCCATTGGTCGCTGCACTTCTGCCGCTCCACTGCGGTCACAAGTGTTTCGAGTGGGACTTTGACCCGCTCGAAAGCTCTCTTAGCAGACTGTTTCCCGATTTTTCGCGGGTAAACTGACCAAAAACGCTCGAATGCATCCCCCGTAGAGGGGGATTTAGGGGGTATATGTCCTTGTCCTTGTCCTTGTCCTTGTCCTTGTCCTTGTCCTTGTCCTTGGCTTTTTTTGGTTTCCAAAAAACCGCTTTGGTTTTTTTGGTTTCCCTTGGTTTCCAAAAAACCGCTTGCTTTCTGCGGTCTGCCGCCCTTTTTGCCGTTCTCTCGGCAGGCATTGGCGGCGGCTTCCTGCGCCTTTATGGACTCGTCAATATCCCGCTGAATTGCGGGCCAAATAAACCTTTCGGGGCCTTCAAACTGCGGCTGTTCTCCGTTTTTCCTGTAAGCGAGCATCGCCCGGACAATAGCCCCAATTGATTCGTCATCATACTCGCGGAAATAGTCTTCGTAGCTCAGCCAGAGCTTGACATATTCCTTGCTCTCCGCCATGCCGTTACCGCCTTAAAACGGCAGCTCGCCGTCGTCCTCGCTGACCTCTGCAAAGCCGCCTGCGGCGCTCTCTGCGGTGAAATGCGGATCGGTAGCATCGTTGCGCTTGCTGTCACCGAAATAGATATTATCGGCGATGATCTCCGCGTTGCGGCGCTTATTGCCGTCCTTGTCCGTCCAGTCGCGGACGGTGAGCTTGCCCTCAACCACGACTATGCGCCCTTTGCCGAGATACTGGCAAGCAAACTCTGCCTGCTGCCGCCACGCCACCACATCGAGGAAATAGGTTTTCTTCTCGCCGGTTGCTTTGCTCTTGAAATCGTCATCGACGGCAACGGTAAAACTCGTGACCGCCGTTCCGTCCTGCGTGCGTCGCAGTTCCAGATCGCGCGTAATACGACCCATAATGCAAATTCTGTTCAGCATGATTCTTCCTCCAAATAGTTTTTCTTAAATACCACCATGAACGTGTCATGACCATAAAGTTCTTCAAAGCGCTTCTGACACTCGCGTTTCAGCCGCATATCCAGTTCGTGCCCGTCTTTCCCGTGCACGCCGTAGTCGGCCATGTTGTGCCAGTCGGCGCGTAGCCATACCCAGCAACCCCAAATATCGGACAGCTGACGGCGGCCACCACCGTAAATGTGATGTCGCGCGAGGTTCGTTGAGAATCCTGAGATATAGCACTCCCGCTTGTCCTGCATGATACTTTTAGTCATCTGCCCCATTCCTCCTTCAATGCGTCAAGCTGCTGCGGGGTCAATGTCTCAATACCCAACTCCTTGCAGTCCTGCACGATGTTGTCGATCAGGCGTGACATTTGCCTTGTGTCAAAGGTGGACGAGCCGTAATACAGCACCACGTTCTTGCAGCCGTTAATTTTGCTGTCCATCACTTCCGTCTGCCAGCCGATACCATTCTTGTTCCAGCCGTCGCATAGCTTCTGCACGGCCTTCTCGCGCACACAGACGGTTTCTGTGTTCCAGCCGACGTCCCGCACCTCTCTGCGGTAAATCTCGCTCTTTGGCGCTCCTGTGGCTTCTGCGAGCTTATCCAGCAACACCCATGAGTAAGCGTTGGCATCGAGGCTCCGCTTCTCACGGTGTTTTTTGACGGTCACATCAACGTCTACCTCGTGCAGCTCGTCATACAGTGTTCCGACGTTCTCTCGCGTTGCGATGGTGAGTAAATACCCACCATCGCGCGCAAGGGATAGATCATGCAGTCGGGCTTTCATTGGCTTTTCTCCTTGCCGTCATGCACGCCCAGCAGAGCGGCGCTTTATAGGTATTTATTGCGTTCTCCGCGATCTCGGCAACGGAATATTTCTTGCCGCCGTGCGTCACGGGGTAGATGGGCTTGCCGCAGTCCTTGCAGGTGTTTTTCTCAACATCGCGCTTGTACTGTGCGTTAAATGCGTCCATCTCTTCCTTGCTCGGTTTCTTCTCCTGCTTAGGCGTTTTTTTTAATTCCCCATTGCTCTGGGGCCTGGTATCATCAACCGGGTCGCGGAACGAATCACTCTCCGCTTCGCTATAAATGCCGGAATACGCCAGCTTTGAGAGTTTCAAAACAACGCGGTCAAACATTCGCTTAAATGCCATCGCATAAGGGTAATCGTTCTTGCAGTTTTTCTGCGTGACTTCGCCCACCTCATATAACCCCTGGTCTTTATCGCAATAAGTAAACACCAGCGCGCCGCCGTATCCGCATTTGTCCTCGGTAACGGCCATCGGGTTAAACGGTTTTTCCAACTTATCGTTGATTTTCAAGCAGCCGTTGTGAGAGATAATCAGACCTGTATAACCCATCTTGCCGCTTTTCGTCTCGTTCATCAGAATCCAAAAATCTGCGGGGGAAAGTCCATACTTCCCGCTTTCGATGATCTCGCAAGCTTTCTTCTTGCTCTCCTTGTACTTATCGGATTGCCAAACTGGGATTTTCTTCCCCTGCTTTTGGCTGTATTCCTCTTTGTTCTCACCAAAGTTGTACTCCATCACTTCACCCCCATGCTCATGCCCTGTACAAGCGTCGCACCGTCGATTTCGGCGCCGTTTTTCAGTAGCAGGGCAAGGTCGGTCTTGCTCACCGTGGGGGCGTTGTAAGTAACCTCGCCGTCGTGGCCGTTGGCGAGCATCCACGCCACCACCGCGCCCATGTCGGAGACCTCCACGCTGGTGGTTTTGCGATAACTGATGGAGCATCGGGGCGTGGAAAACTTCTTGCCGTTCAGCACAGAATCAAGATATTTTTTCTTGCTCTCTGCCGCGCGCTCTAAAGCCTGTCTGCGCGCCGCAAGGGTTTTCTCTTCTTCGCGGATCGCCTTTGCTTCGGCAACGTCGTTTTTAATCCAAAGAGCGATGTTCTCGATCTTCTGCTCTCTTGCCATGTTCAGCTCCAAGAGCTTTTCAACGTCAAGGATTTCGCCGGTCTCGGCATCTACACATTCCGCAAGCGCGGAATCAATCTGATAAAGGTTCATCTTTTACCTCCGTAATATTGTCTGTGCCACAATAAGGGCACACGGTTTGAGTGGTAATCGTCCAGTTCTCGCCGTCCAGATTTTCGCGGGAACAGTAAAGTTCCGGTTCGTCAAACTCCGCGCCGCAGTTATCGCATCGGTACATCATTATCCCCTTCTAAATAAAGCATTGCGCTCTGCACGCCGAAGACTCGCGCCGCCTGATGGTCGTTGAAAAACACGTCGATGTGGTTGCCGTTCACGCCGCCACCGCAGTCCTCGGCGATGTAGCTATGTTGCGTACCATCTGGCCAGATCAGCAGGACGTGCGCCCCGTAAGGAATCAACTTGGGGTCGACCGCAATCGTGCGCCCCTCCGTTGCCAGCGTGCCGGTCGCGGTGTAGCCGCTTGCCCACTTGCCGCAGCAGCAGCGTCCGGGGCAATAGGCCGTCAGCGTAAACTCGCCGAGAAAAACGTCGTTGCACACCGCGCTTTCAGTCGCAGGAATATCCCACGCGGGGTCATGCGATTCCACGATGGGTGCTTCTTCCGGTTCCGCATCGACCGCTTGCGCGCTGGTGGCGAGGATTGAGATCACGATCAAGAGAATCGTCGCGCCCAGGCACGCCGCCGCAATCAATGCCGATTCATCCGCCTTGCGCTGCTCTCTCGTGCGCTTGTCGTGACGTCTCATCGTCTGCACCCCCTGTCGATAAACGGCAGCAGGTCATACAGCACCTTGCACACCGCGCACGCGCCGATGACGGCGAGACCCGTGGTGAAGTCGCAGCCGTTAAGCGCGATCACCGTAGCGGCGATGCTGCCGAAAAACAACGTGTCGATCATTTCGCGCCTCCGATCAGCATGAGCTTTTCCGCGTCCGTGAATTGCAAAACTCGGTCAAGCTCCCAAATTTCCTCTAACGTCCAGCGGGAACGCCCCGCCATTCTGTTGCAAATTTGCGTTTCCGACAAGCCGATTTCCTCGCCCAGCTCCTTGCCGGTACGAATTAACGCCCGTCCCATCGCGCCGCGCACGGCTCGCTCAAGGTCGTTTCGCCGTCGCGTTAACTGTTGTGGCTTTAGCATCTTGCCTTTTCCTTCCTCTCGTGCTACAATAAGCACGGACACAATATCTTGTGGTGAGATTTGTCCCACCCGCCCCGCTCGATGCTGAAACATTGGGCGGGGCATTTTTATGCTTTGCGTTGCGAATCAGTACCATGCCATAGCGTAGCGTCGAAACTCCACGCAATTCCGCTGCATCACTTCGCTGAGCAATTCCTCTGCATATCTATGCGTGTCTCTTCCATTGCGTTGCCTTCCAATGCTGTACAGTTCACATCATTGCTGTTCCGTTGCTTCTCCGGTCCCTGCTACTCGCTACCAATGCTGTGCTACGCTTCGCATTGCGAAGCGATTCCATTGCTAATCAAGGGAATTCCATGCCATAGCACATCAGAGCCAGTCGAGGCTGTTCCTTTGCTGATTACAGCTATTCTTCGCCATCACATCTCATCGCAAGACTTATCTCCGCATTGCCGTTGCTCGTCAACGCTGTTCCCGGCAAAACCATTCCGTTGCTTTCCGGGGCTAATCCTCGCTGTTCAAGGCCGTGCAAGGCGCGTCCATGCCACTCCGTTGCGTTACTCGATTTCCTCCCAGCGGAATCGGCCTTTTCCACTGTTGCGCCACTGGCCAATGCCGGAGAATCTTCCGTAATCCAGCCAGTCGCGCACAACGTCGATGTGGTCATCGCACAGACAGACCACCGTAAACTCACACGTTGCCCCGGCGGGAATTTCCTCGCTCATTGCAAGGCTGACGCGCTCGCCCTGCGCCGTCTGCGCTCTCAGCGGGCGCTGGCACTCCTTGATCTCGCCGTCAAAGAGAATTGGAATGGTGCGCGGCTCGGGGAAAATCAGCTTGTCGATTTCCTTCTTGTAAGCCTTGATTTTGCTGCTGGACGAATCCTTGACCTTGCGCAGACCGCCGCAGGTGTCCTTGAAAAAGCCCTTGATCTGGTAGTCGTACAAAAACGGCGTACCGTCGTCCAATCGCGGAAAAATGGTCATGGACTTTTCGGCAACCGTGTCCGCTCCCAGCGCCGCAACCTCGTCCTTCACGCTCGCCGCATCCGGCGCGTGACTGCCGATAAACTCGCGGTAGATATCAGGGTTCGCGGGGCTGGTGCCGAGAATCGGCTCGATAAACGTTAATTTAACTTTGAGTTCTTTCATCTTTCATTTCCTCCTGTTGCGTGTTAGTTCTCTTCGCTGGGTCTCATCGCCTTATCTTCTCTTGCAGCCTGCGCTGCTTCCGATGCTGCTCTGATTTCCGTTTCGGTCACGCCGTACAATCTGGTCAGCGGTCTAATGTACTTGCTTGCGATACCATTCACACCGCGTTCCCAGTTCGACACCGCGGAAACTCTTACACGGAGTTTCTTTGCTACGTCTTCCTGACGCAAACCGGCATTTTCTCGAATTCCTTTTAATTCCAAGCGTTCTCCCCTCCTTATAAAGTTCAGAACTTTATATTGACAAACGCAACCAACACCGCTATTATGTAAGTGTCAGCCAACAAAATATCGGTTATAAGTCCGCAAAACGGAAAATCCGTTGGGGGCTTGGTTTTTTGTTGCCTTAATTAAGTTCTGTAAGGCTATTATAACCTACATAACGGTGGATGTCAACGCCTTTAACGACAAAATGTAGGATTTAGCAGAATGGCCAAACACATGTCGTTGGATTTGGCAGTTATTATTAGAGTATGGCTTACAATATTTTTGATGACAAATCTAAAACACTCGAAGAAAAAAACGACGCTTATTCTCGAATAAGAGAACAAGAGGTCGTTAGATTGAGAAGCTTTTATGATTTTTCAACCGTTGATGGGATAAGAAATATCCCCGTCCCATGTACAGAGGTAAACGGAGATTCCCCTACAGGCCGTGTAGAATATTATTTGCGCGGTCAGTGCTTCGCAAAATACTACAAAGAAAAGAATATTACACTTGCCGTAGAATGTGTAAGAAAAGCACATAGCTTAATGTTTATATCAGATATGATTTGGAAGTACGATGCTTACATATCTGACATAACGCATTTGCACAATTTAGGTGCACATAAGCAAGCATGGGAAGAAGAAGCGCGAGTTGATTCCTATTTTCAAAAAGTCGGGATATACCCGCATCTTTCTATAAAAGATTTTCCAAACGTATTTGCATATTTTAAATGGAAGCGCTTAATTAAAGAAATGGAAGAAGAACGAATTAGAAAGCGTTCTATCCGACATGAGTATTATCGATTGCAAGAATATCTTCCTGCGTTGTGCCCAAAATCATTATCTGGATACTCCAGAATGAAAAACTCTAATTCTAAAGCTTATCAAAAAATATTAGCCCAAGCGGCATTATACGGAGTAGATATAATTTAAAGGAATTTAATATGCCGAAAACATTAAATAGCATTACTCTTGGTAATAATTGCATTAAATTTATTGAGGTTTATTGCAAAAGAAAAGATATTAGCGAAGCTGCGTTTTCTCGAAAATTTGGGAAAAATAATAGATGGGTGTCTGATCTGCGCAGAGGGAAAAACACAAATTTGCCGTCAAAAGAACTTGCTGTGCAAATGTGCTTAACGCTCAACGTCTCCCCAGATGACATCCTCCTGCACGAGGGAAAGACCACGGAAGAAACCGCCAAGTGCTTAGAGGATATTGAGACGGTGCGGAAACTGGTCGAGGCCGAGAGCGCAAAAAAAGCCCCCGATCCGAAGACCGAGGGTGAGGATGCGCAGCTTGCGCAACTTATTGCCGGGTTTAGACGGTTGTCTCCGCAGCAGAAGAGCGCGGTGCTTGCTGTGATAGAAGGTTATCAACCATCGCAAGAATAACATTTTTTTGCTCTGGCGTCAGGTTGACAAAAAGTTCTGCTGCTTTTCTCGTTTGCTCGTCCATAATTATGTCCCTCCAAATATTTTTGCAACGGGGCTATATGTCGATTGTTGCACATAGCGGTGCAAGCATCAATATCTCGAAGTAAAGGCCCCGCCGCCCTCTGCAACAAACGGCGGGGCCTTTTTGCAGCCGGCGGGAAGCGGTCGCCGCTGCATGTTTTGACCATACTCCGCTTTAGCTTGGCAATTCAACACCGAAACATTGCAATAAGACAGCGCTCGACACGGTTCGGCAAGCCCTCATCTTGCGACTTTGCGGCGCAAAAATCGAAAAAATTAAGGTGGCGTAAATGAACATTCAAGAAGTGTGTAGAATCCGTAAAGAAGAACTAAAGCTAACATATCAGGACATTTCCGATGCTTCCGGCGTGCCGCTGTCCACCGTGCAGAATTTCTTTTCTAAGTTTTCCAAGTCTCCGTCGATCTACACCGTCGCGCCGATCTGCAAAGCGCTTGGAATATCGCTTGATGAAGCGTTCGGAATTTCCGAACACTTGACGCCGACCGAGGAAACTTTGCAAGCGCGGAATGATGAGTTGGAACGCCACGTGGACGCAAAAGCAGACATGATCGAGATCATGCGACGCGGTGTCCGTATCCGCAACGGTGTGATTGCTATAATGTTTGTCATTATCGTCTTTCTGGCCGCGTGGTGCTTGTACATTGATTGGAGGGGGATTTGATGAAGATACCGAAAGCAAAACTACTGCCATCCGGCAACTGGAATGTCAGTGTCATGGTAGACAAAAAGCGCGTGTCCGTCACAGCGCCTACCAAAAGGCGGGCGGAGAATGAAGCCGCCGCATTGAAGTCCGGCGCAAAGTCTGCCGCTCGTGCGTCTGAGCGCACGGTTGGTGATGCTATCGACCGATATATTGACAGCAAGGACGCGATACTCTCCCCATCCACCGTCAACGGGTACAGAAAACTCCGCAAGGTGGTTTTCCCGGAGCTGATGGGCATTAAGTGCTCCGCGTTGACGCAGGATCGCGTGCAGCGTGCCGTGAATAAGATGGCCCGAGAAAAGTCCCCTAAGTACGTTCGCAACGCTTACGGCCTGTTTACTGCGGCAATGGCAGAGGAATGCCCGGATAAGGTGTTTCGCATATCTTTACCGCAGAAGGAAGCACCTAAAATCAAAATCCCTACCATGGACGAGATCAGAATTCTGCACGAAGACTGCAAGGGCACAGGCTTTGAATTGCCTTTCTTGCTGGCTGTCTGGCTCGGCCTCCGTACATCGGAGATCAGAGGCCTAACATGGGATTGCCTTGACGGCGATATCCTGACAATCAAGCAAGCAATGGTAGACGGTGAGACCGGCCCGCAGCTCAAGCGGCCAAAAACCTACAGCGGCAACAGAAAACTAAAAGTGCCGCCGTATATTATGGGGCTGCTTGACGCAACACCGCGAACAGATGAGTATATTGTCCACGCAACCAGAAATGTCCTGTATAAGCATCTGCAACGCGCGTGCGCCCGCTGCGGAGTTCAGCCCTTCCGCTTCCACGACTTGCGCCATGTAAACGCGTCGGTCATGCTCAGGCTCAATGTCCCCGATAAATACGCAATGGAGCGCATGGGGCACTCTACAAACAACATGCTTAAAAATGTTTATCAGCACACCATGGACGATAAAGCCGTAGCAGTGGCAGATGCCGTTGACGGCTTTTTTGAATCCGAATTTCATCTGTAATTTCATCTGCAATTCATCTGCAAAAACGCTGTTTTAAGCGCACTTAACTTGCAAATATCGCAAGTAATGCGTAAACAAGTAAGCCAGAAAACCCTTGCAAATACAAGAAAAACCCCGCAGCTGTTGAAACTGCGAGGTTTTTTCATTGGTGGAGGCGGCGGGAGTCGAACCCGCGTCCGAAAGCACTTTAACAGGACTTTCTCCGGGCGCAGTCAGGATTTAAACATTCCCTCCACGCAAGGACACCTGACGGACCTTACGCTTTGGTAGAGTCATGATGCGTGGGCAGGTCAACTCTTTCCCGCCTCACGGACGCCACGTTTACGACGCCTTCCCCGGTCCGTGGCCTCTCCGGTTCAGACGGCCGCCTACTTAGGCAGCGAGAGCAACTTCGTTGTTGTTCTTTAATTTATAAGTTACCCGTTTTATAGAGGCCAGGCGCCTCTGCCCGCTTATCCTGCCTCCACACCCCCGTCGAAACCGGTACGCCCCCGTGTGAGCGGCGCA